ACCCTGCATATATTGACGCATCATTGCTAAACGGTCTTCCGGGGCACCGTTTATCTTAGCCTCAATATAAGCCCGCTGAAAAAACTGTAGGTGAAGTTGAAGATCAGAGAAAGGCTCTGGTGGATGATAATTACCTTTTTCAAGAATCTCTTCGACAAGCATTTCGGCCTCTTCAAGAGGCGCTGTTGCTAGCTTGTTGTATTGCTCAATATCAGGGAAGTCCAAAAGGCTGCGTGTCTCCGCTTTGTCAATAAGACCTGCTTGCGACATCTCGATGACAGTTTGCAAGCGCGCGGCTGGTGTGGTTGGCAGAAGACTAGATGGGTAAACCTTCATGCGGTACTGATCTTCGCGCAAGTTAATCTCGGACCACTTTATGCGTTCGATATCTTTATCACCGTATGAAATTACCTCATATGACTTACCTTGCTTCGACACGTCTTTGGCTAGGTCAATCATTTGCTTTGCAGCGTCAAGAAACGCCTTCTCAAAAGCCTGACCGACGATTACAAAGCGCTCGGTTTCGATATCGCTGTACTCACGCAATGCAACGCCAGACTCCAAACCCGCAGGCTTGAGACTTGTCGCAGACAACTGGCTGATGCCGGATATCTCATACGCGCGATTATATAGGCGATCAAGGTGAGAGAAGATTTCACCTGCGACAGTTTGCGGCACAAAGAATCGCGGAGGCTGACCCTCGTATTCAATAATACCCCAAGTCTGATTGTTGATCTGCTCTTTGGCCACCTGTGACCCACGCTCCAAAAACACCTTTGGTGTCGCCAGGTTCATCTGCTCCTGGATGTTGAGAAGCAGTTGGTTGATCTCTGCTTGGATGCCGCGCAACTGCTCAGCTAGCCCTTGTCCGTAGAATCCCAACATGCGACGAGTCCATCGCAAAGTGACAAACGGGAAGTAGTCCTTCTCGTACTTCTCGTCAAAGAGGGTAGCGCCGTCGATGCAGATGATGTGTCGGCCATCATCACTGCCTGATACGGACGGTATGTGCCAAGCCTCGATCACCTCAATCATATCACCTGTATTATATGTTCTGTCCTCAGGATCACACGGCGCGGCTGCCGCTATTTCTTTCTGGTGGGTCGGGTACAAACCCGCTACAACTTCTCGGGGCATAACCTTGCGTTGAAACATTTGGCGCGGATCACCGTATCTCGCCTCATACTCATCAACGATGAGCTCACTTGGAAAAACACGCTCAATTCTGACCTCATTGTCCTCAACGTAGACTTTGAGCGCACCTGTGCCAAACACGCAGCTATCGAGAAACACTCGCTGCATGACGTCATAAATCTCAGTTTGGTAAAACATACCATCGACAAATTTAGTCAAGAGCTTTGCCTTACGCTTGAGGCTGAAGTCGCCGCCGCTGGTTAAGAAAATTGGCCTTGGTCTCGTTTTGGCAATCCTGGCTGTAACCGTATTGCAGCACGAGGCAATGACGTTGAATGTCACTCGGTCGTCATCAAAAAGAGTGCCTGTCTTGTAACCCATAGGATTAAGTGCATTATTGTAGTAGTTCTCATAGAGCGCCAGATGCAAAACGTTATGGTCGTCTCGAGTCTCGATTCTCTCTTTGAGATTCTCAAGCAAAGAGTAAACTAAATCATGGGGGTCATCCTGGTCTGTGTCCCACCAAAACTTTTGATCCATATAAACGCTGCTCATTGTAACCTCTCAATTGACGTGCCTGTTGCCCACCATCTGTCTGAGTCGTTGCGATCAAGATTCTTCGCGGACTCAGCCCAGTGTTTGTCTTCAATCATATCCCAGTACTCAGGAGTGCCATACTTAGGAGGCTCTATCGGGGCCTCATACCTATAGTGTCGGCATTCTCGCCATGCGTAAAGCGCAGCATCAGCAAGGTGGTTCTCGAAGCGCCCGTCTTCTTTGCGGTGATCCTCATCCCACTGCAGGTTTCGCCACTCGTCTAAAATGTCAGACCCCCGTGTTACTTTGAGGATGCCATCGGCAAGGTCCGCATTCATCATCTCGATGTAGCTTAGCTTTTTAGTCTTTTCTGCCGGGTAGATTGGCAGCCCATAGCGAATCTTAAACTCCTCCACAATGCTTTTACCCAGTCCGCCAGTGTCGGCGACAATTCTGGTAAAGTCGTACTCAGAGGCAAGATCTGCAATTCGCTCTGCAATGTCGGTTGGCAGCATCTTAGATTGTTTTTGACAGTCGACGATGAAGACATGCGGCAAGTCTCTACAATAAGCCATAACGACGAAGGCGGTTGCGTCGTGATATCCAAGGTCGACGCCAAGGATAAATTCGAAATCAAAGTCGTCGGGGAGGTCATCGACAATGTTGTGGCTGTGATATCGGTACACAAGTGAATCGTCTGACCTAACCCACCTTCCACACCACTCTCGTTGATATACCGGATTGTCGGCACCCCAACCTTTGCTGTCTCGTTTTCTGTCGAGGTACTCTGCCGCGTGTGGGATGTATGAGTTTTCGAGGATGGTCCAATGATGCTGGCTAAATCCTGGCCGTAGTCCTGTAGATGCTTCATAGAAAAACCCACTGCAGCTAGCTGTTGGTGTACCGATCATGGCAAGCGTACCATCGCAGTCGATCAACGCAGGCTCTAGAACCTCTTCAACCAACGCATCAATATGGCGACCAAAAGAGCCCGCCTCGTCAAGAATTACAAGCTGATACTTAAGACCACGCAACTTATCGATGTCTGCCTCGTCGTTTGCACCAGTCAACATAATCTGACTGTGATTAGGGAATGTTGCGGTAAGTTCAGAGTTATTGAAGTGCATGTTGAGGTAATACCTGCGGTTTGCACGCTGTAGTTCTGACCACATGAGCTTTTTTGCGCTGCTCCTGGTAAGTGCGATGTATGCGCAAGTCGACTCTGCATGCTTCATAGCCGTTTCGATAAGATAATAACACGACGCATAGGTCTTACCGGCTCGACGACTGCACAAAGCTGTCTTTAGGCGTGTTTCGTCAGCTATATATTCCATTTGTTGCGGCAGGAGATGTTTATGCCAAGCAAATGAGCGCTTTTCAGCGTCTGGATTTTCTTCTTGCAATCCAGATAGGTCGCCATGTCGCTTAAGGTACTCTTTGAGCACCTGGCGTGCGTCATACTGCTTGTTTTGCTGGCTCATCGGCTACTGCCTTGATTTTGGGTTTTCGACCTCTCTTTGGAGTCTCTTTTGGCCCCATATCCTCAGTTTTCAGCGGCGACATCCATGAAATAGAATGCACTGGCACATAACGCGGCTCTGACTGACCATATTTTACCCTGATCCAATTATCTAAAAGTGTTAGCTCGTACTGAGGGTTGGTGTGCACGTCGATAAAGTTTTGATTGAATACCGGTTTTGCATTTTCATTAAGTTGAATTGACTTGAGTTTAATTTGATACATCGAGTGCACCTCCGTATAGCTTGTCTATCTTCTCTAGACCGCCCTCATGGCAAATATGCGGGACGTACATAATATTGTGCTGCCGCAAGTCTTTGCGCAGCGGAAAATCATGACTTGCCATTACTGGCTCGCCCCGCTTGTACTCGAACATCTCTAGCATGGCGCTCATGACGCCAAACCTTCGATACTCTCGCTTCACATAGCCCCAATGGCTAATAAAAAATTTTTCGGACCTTTGTGCGCAAAGCCAACCACAGATTTCGTCTTCTAGGTCTGGTAGGTCTACCACGGCAACGACTGTATGGGCTTCGCTTAGCAACCTGCCCACAACCTGGCGGTGAATCTTATCCACCACCGTTTTCGGTATATGCTTGTTCTGGCCCGCGTATGATTTGAGCCAGTTCGAGTAAATCATTGGCGCATCGGACGCATCAGCCATGCGAAGCCGGATTGGGATACGTCTTTCTTGCGCGAGCGCCATTATGCCTCGACGCCTGTAATTGTAGCCTGTGCTGTTTGAAACTGAGTTCCTGCATCATTTAGTTCTGCCAGCAAAAAGAATGGAATAAAACCAAATGTGCTGAGTGCGGAAAACGTATGGGTTGCATCAGCCTTGGCAACAACTGTTTCGCCAGCACCTACACGCCTTGTGTTAACGGAGTAAAATTCGGCAGTCGTATATGTTTGAGCAGAGATAGTTACTCCTGCCGCGTTTTCAACAACCGCAGAAAAATCATTGGCATCTATGTGAAATAATCTAAATCCTCGACCGCCATTAAGTTTTACCAAAATACCGCCTGAGTTTTGAGAGGCGTTATAATAAACAACCCTAGACAAAGCTGCGGCGTGAGACGAGTTAATGACTGCTTTTGTTGCATTAAGTTGGTCTGAAAGCACCGAGCTAGGAATGTTGTCTGTGGCAACAGAATCAACAATAAGGTTTGAAATTGTCTGGATTGTTTCAACTGTCGTTAAGTTGAATGAAGTTGTTCCGGTATTATGAACCGATAAATACTTATAGGTTCTGTTCGCAGGCGGGACAAAAACAGAATCGTTTATGTCTGCACTTGCCGATGGGCCAAACACAGCACGAAGATAACCATTGCCATTCGTTGAGAGTGCCGTCTGCGGCGTAAGCTCAATCTGCTCGGCTAAGTTGGAATCGGTAGCGAGCTTTTCTGTAAGCTGGCTTTGCAAATAATAGGTCGTCATTTCTTTTGCCCCTTGGACTCCAACTGATTGAATGCTTCACCGGCTAGGCGCTGGAGGTCCTCGTCGCTCATGCTACTCAACTGATCATTCTGCCGCAAGCCCCTCTCGAGGTCTCCCAGTTGACAAAGACTCCGCGTCACTACACCAAGAAGTTTTACCTCTTCCGCACTCAGCGTCTCGTGATAATTCCGAGTACTGGCATCGGCAAGCTTACGGCTCTCACTTTCTAGCACCGAATAGATATTCTGCTGAATATCTGCCAGCCTTGGGAGATACCGCGCCTCCACTGGCTGCGCGTTCATGCGCACTGTGTTTTGCGCCTCATACTCAAGCGCCGCCTCTGTGTCGTGCTCGAGGTCTGCCTGATCTTGCTTGCCCAGCTTGCCAAAGGTGTTCGTCTCATACCTGGCCACTAACTTCTTCATGCTGATCATTTTGTCGCTCATAGAGGGAGGATATCGAAAAGTTTTGGTTTTTGCGATGCGCGCACCAAAAATGTGCGCCGTCTATGGGTTAACGCATTGCGTCATGTGAAAAGGGGAATAGTGAGTGTGAGGGTATTAGATAGAGATAGAGATAGACGATAGCGGGATACCCCCTGCCGCGACAGCGGCGACCATTCGTCCGACGAAGTCGGTCCTTCGTTCAACTCGCGAGCGTAGCGAGCGAAATAAACGAAGACGCGAGCGTAGCGAGTGACTTTCTCAAGCCGAGCAAAGCGAGGCTAGCGAGCGTAGCGAGCGTGCGGCCGCAGTCTCCCGACTGTAGCCGTTCGCCCGTGCCTTAGCGACCCAACAGCTTGTCGGCTACGATGCCCACGACCTTGCGCTGCAGGGTGCCTGCAGTGTCGTCCATGATGTAGGTGGCGACGAGGTCGTGGATATGGTCCTCGTCCAAGTTGTCGCTGTGCTGGTGCTCTTCGACCGCCTCCTCAATCATGTCGTTGACCTCAGCTTCGCACATGGCCATGTTTTGAACGCCTTCGAGTTCCTGACGCAGCTCCATCTGCTCCGCTTTGACCTGTTCAAGCTCGTCCGCGAGGTCGCGGTCAATGCTCGCGTCGTGGCACTGTGCTGTGCCCAACGTCGACTCCAAGCTATCGATACGCTGACTTAGAATCTCCAGGTCGGCGAGGTGCATCGCTGGCTCTGGCTCCCGGTACTCCAGCGCGTCGTTGGTGAGGAGCTCCCATGCCTGCTTGGCATCCTGCAGGTTGTTGAAAGTGATGCACGTACCGGACTTCCGGATGCTTCCGTTTAGGCTGCCGTCCTCTGCAATTACCGCTACTTCGTTGTCGCTGATTCTCAATGTTCTCATGTCTGTTCCCTGTGTGTTGCATGTACACTCCCTGTGCACATCTTCAGTGTATACACCATTGGCCCCCTTCACCAGTCAAAAGAACGGGGTTGTTCAACAATTTCGGGTATTTGGGAGGTCTTGCCTAGGCCTCAAGGCTCGAACTAAGTCTAGCTGTGCGCGTGGAGTGGGTAGAGCGAGGGAATCAGGGTATGATATGTACCCCCACTCTAACCCTGATTTGCGCAATTCCCACACTGCCAAGTCTGATCGGTTTTGTCTATACCACGCGCGCGCGCTCCGTTCGTTCGTTCGTTCGTCTGGATGGGGGCTTTGAGCAACTTTTTTATGTATGTCGTCTAAGAAGTGTTGAGACCTAATATCAGGATAATAAATCCTTCCTCTAAGCCTTTGTTTTATCGTTCGTTCTTTATCGACTGCGAGTGTACAGGATAGCGAGCGCGCTCTGTCATCCTGTTTTATTTACCTTGAGTAAACCGTTGCAGAGAACAGGACGAAAGCAACGTGCGCGCGCTGCCTCCGTCCTGCCGCCTGGCCTGGTAGGGCTCAGGCGTTTGCTTTCAGCTGCTGCATCTTCTCCGTAATAAACGGCTCAAGTGCTGCGGCGTGCGTCTCCGACGTTCCTAGTTTGTCTGCAATGTAGGTCCAATGTGGTGCCTCTGTTCCATTGCAGCGAATAGAAACGCCACCACCACCATTGTCAAACCAGGTAAGAACAAATTTAGGGCCATCGTTCTGGTTTACCCAGCCGCAAATGACCTCGTAGCTATAACCGTTACCGGGTTCGTATCGTTCGTACATCATGAGACTGGCGCTCCTATCCCTCGTAGAGTGGCTTTGATTTGGTCAATGGTCTTTCTTGTCTGAGCCTGCAGCCATCGCTGGGTGCGGTAGTCGAGCTGCTGCTGATGGATGCACTTGAGTATCTGGTCTTGGTCCTCTGGCGTCAGGGTTTCGTCTTCCTTCGACATAGACCAGCCACCACAGAGAATCAGGGTTTCCTCGTCAATCTCTTTGCATCGCTGTTCGCATAGCTCAGCAACCTCTTCATGCAGGCGCAATGCCTCACGTAGTCCATCCGCTCTGTCTTGTAATATCGGGTTCATTGTTCACCCTCCCAATTAATTAGTCCCATGATTTGCAGTGTCTCCCACCCCATGACGGCACACTCATCGCAGCTTGGGCACGGATTGCAGCATGCGTCGGGTTCTACTCTGTAAACCTCATCATCTCCGCATGCGTGACAAGCACCATAAAGCTCCTCTGATTTCCATTCGAAATCCTCAAAGCTACAGTCAAACGTCCTCAGCTTGAAAGCTGGGTTCGGTTGATTGTTTCGTTTCCAGGCCTCTTTCATTACTCACCTCCTAAAATCATTTTTGTTAATTTACTTTTGCCAGAACCATGCGCGATAAAGCCCACAGTGAATCCCCGGTCTGGGTCGGCGCAGATAGGCAACCCGTTTGATGACCGGCATGATTCGCCACAGGTAAAACCTTTGCGCTTCGCTAGCTGCTGGGGGCACACTCTTACTTGCTCGCCTCGAGGCGTTGTGAACTTTGAATCGCTCCCCATCGGAAGGGTAACCGTGCAAGGGAAACCCAGTGCGCGCGCTCGGTCTACTTCTGCGATGCTCTCACAGCTGATGTTGACAGCCACGCTAGGCGCGACCTTTTGCGCGTGCCTAATGGCTGCTCGGTTATGCCTGGTATCTGCCGCCCTTGCGCCTCGTATACCTGTTAGAACCGGCTTATGAGTATACATGATACAAGTCTGACCGTGCGCTTCGATGCCTCGAGCTAACGCAGTAAGGAAAGGCCTATCGATTCGGTTCGTAGCTCTACGTTGCGATGGCAAGTCCCCGCCGGTGCACCATCGCCAGACCGGCGTTAGTGTTTCGAGCGCCTCGAGGAATTGGCCACGGGTTAAGGTTTCGTATTGTCCAGCGTCAACCGCTCGACGGTGTATCCCTTGATTTCCGTGCATGTCGTAACACGTTCCACTTTGCAGTAGTGCGCACGTCGTAGGGCATGTTCGCCTGGCGTTTGTGCGCGTTGCGCTTATTGGTCCGATTTTGCTGCTGCCACTCTTCATAGTA